TTGTAGCGTTATACCATTCCAGTAATGGATTTATTGTATTCCAACTCTCTACCTCTGGGACTGAATTCCATCGGAAGGCTTGCAGGCTGAAAGCTATAGGCGATAGGTTGATTGTCAGCTCTAAACGACCTAAACTGGCAGTCCAAGTCCAGCCCTCGACAAAGCCTTGAAATTCCCCGTTGGTCATATTCAGGGGCAAATTTTCTATGTTGATAGGCATACCCATAAATACATTTAATAGGTTATCGCGATCGCTATTGTCAATTTCAGAGGATGCAATTGGAAAAGTTATCTGTTTAAATGCAAATTGAGGATAGGCTCGGAGAAGAAGATAGAAGGCTGCTTGGTCTTCAGCGTCGTGCTGATGGCGAAGGGTTGTAGATATTGTGGAAGCTAGTTGGCCGTAAAGTTTAATGGACGCTGCATCTTCATCGCTAACCTTTGCGCTACCCGTTCCATAACCAACTGTGATTGCGTTGCGCACATCGCCAGCGCGCTTGACTATTGAGAGAGCTGGGCCAATGGCGTGATTGCCATCTAAATCAATATACCCATTATTAGCTAAATATTGCGCTCTATGAGTTGAGTCAGCGTAGCCAATACGACCTTGAGCATCTTCATACAGGTAGCCAAGTCCGCTTGTAGCAAAGCGAGAAGCTAAATTATAAACTGTGTCATTAAGACCAGTCTCGGAATGAAGCTCATAATCGCCCGGAGTATCTATCTCACCTAATCCGCTATTTTCTGCATCCTGCCATTGTGTTGTTGCGTCATATACTGCCCAAGTTTCAGCAGCTGGCACTTCATTCCATTGGTCAAATAAAACTCCGCTTAATAATTCCTCAATGCGGTCTCCATCAAATTGATGAGCAAAATTGCCAGTATAAACAGCTCTATTTAATCTAGCTAAAGCTCCTACTGCAACTATTCTAATTTGCTGGCTGGTAGCAGTTGATCCTGAGGTCTGAACTGTAATGCCTAAATCTGTAATAAAGCCGCCAAAAAGATTTACATAAGTTGCCGTAGAATCTTGCACCTCTATTGTGACTGCATCATTTATTTCAAATGGAACTGCTGCCTCACTAGTCTCAATCAGCGTCACATTACAATAACCTGCAACTGGCTGGGTATAAATATCGGTGCGCCCAGAGGTTATTGTAAGACCGCTAAGGGTTGCGCCAGTAACTGTATTGCCAGCTACCTTAACGCGATAAGTAGGATTCCAACTTGTCATAAGCCCGTTAGTTGCAGTGCGCCTGCGCCAGTTCGAGAATTGCTATTATTTAAAGCTACAACTACGGCTCTAGTAAAGCCTTCCTCATCAATAGCTGATGGGGCATTAACATTGATAACAATACCTCGATCTGCTTCTTCACCGCGTCTAAATGATGCTGCATCAAATACACCAGATTCAATTGTCTTTTTTAACCAATTGGCTTCACTTATTTCCTCTATTAATGTAGGTGTCAAAGTAGTTAATCCTTTACCTGAACCCGAAGCAGTTAAACCTCCCAAACTTCCACCGCTTATTGAGCCGCTTAATAATCCGCCTAAGCCAGCAGCAGCGGCAGCGGCAGCGGCAGCGGCCGAACTAGAACCAGAGGTTGAACCAGAGACTGAACCACCTCCAAAGGGAAGGTTTTTCGGATCGACAGTATTACCACCAATTAAACCTCCAGTTTTAATACCGGGTATAGTTTTAATGTCTGGCAAAATAGGAATTGAATTATATGCTGTAATAGCAGCGTTAATCCCTGCTATTGCAATATTTATTAAGCTCTGTATGCCCCTAATTGCTTTATCAAGAATTCCTACAATTCCAGAAACCATATTGCCAATTGCTCCAAATATAGGCCCAGCGATTGCTCCAATAACTTGAAAAGCAATTCCTACTCCTTCAATTGCATTGATAAGAGCACCCTTCAGCAAAGGAACAAAATAGGTGTTAAAAAAATTGAACAATACAATTACAGCGTTAACAACATCATTTATATTGTCTTTATTATTTGCTATTGCTTTTGTAAAATTTTCAAAAGTTTGTTTTACTGCATTAATGACAGGTTCTAAAAAAGTACCAATTTCTTTAACAAGAGTTTTTATCTTGTCAATTAAACCATCGCCACTTCCATTAGAAAAAGCGCTTGCAAGCTTTTCAATAACTGGCAAAAATCTGTCAGTAAATAAATTTACAGCTGCCAAAGCAATAGGCAACAATGCTTCTCCCAATGTAATTTTAGCTTCTTCTAATCTGGCTGTTAGTATTTTTTGGCTATTAGCCATTCCGTCAGCGGTTCTTGCAAAATCACCTTGAGCATCTCCGGTTTGTTCTAATACGACTTGATGAGCTGCCAATACTTTAGATTGCGCATCTAAAACGCCTGTTCCAGAATAAATACCCATTTCCATAGCTTTGGCTTTTAAAGTGGCATCATTAAGCAAAACACCATAGGCGCGGATAGGCTCTGCCTCGCCTCGCAAAGCTGCACCTAAAGCATTTACTGCTTGATCTACTGTTGTGTTATTAAAAGAAGCTAAATCCGAAGCGAGTCTAACGAATTCAATCGAAAAATTAGAAAGGTCTTTGCCAGTTAATCCAGCGGCTTTTCCAAATGTAGCAAAAGTGCTGGCCGCGTTTTGCGCTTGGATTCTAGTTTGACCTAAACTTTCAGCAGCCTGTGCAGCGAATTTCTCTATCTCTGTTGATACATTCCCAAAAATAACTCCGACTTTGGAAGTGCTTTCTGCTAAATCTGATGCAGCTTTCACTGCTTCTTTTCCAATTTTGATAGCCATTGCACCAGCGGCTACGCCGACAGCTGCAAGAGCTAATGCGGCTTTCTTACCAAAATCACCAATTTTATCGCCAAAGGATTCTGTTTCTTTATTAGCGTCATTCATTCCCTTTACGAATTGTTTTGTTTCCGCTAATACTTCTAACTTTAAAGTTCTAGAATCTTTTGCCATTAGTTTTTCCAATCCTTAATAATATTATTAACTTCTTTCATCCACATCAAAGTTAATTCAGGTTGTATCTTTCTAAGGCTTGGGAAGATAAACCATCCTCTTGAACCAGAACCATAGCGGCCAGACCATTGAGGAAATTGTTTAAATCTGCTGCTGCCAAATTCTAAACCGCCCCATAGTTTTTTAGTTGAGCCACCGCCTGAAAAACGCTGCCCATCAAAACCATAACTTAACTTTCCAGTCTTTGAAGTCCTAGATATTTGTGCGCCATCGGCAACTCTGCGAGCACCTGCATTGTTTTTAGTTCTACTCGCAGCTCCTTCAGAGATTGCTCTCTTAGCTAATTGAGCTATTTCGTAGGATACTTTTTTAGCTGACTCCACCGAATCATCGCCCATAGCCGAAAAAGTCTTAGCCAAAGAGGCAAGCTCGCGCTTGCTATAAGGACTAAAAGTTACACTATCGGCCACCGCGTCTGTTCTCCAAAATCTCTATGGCTGTGATTATATCTTCCGCTTCAGTCCAGTATTGCATCGGAATTTGCGTTGCTATTGCTAGCTCTACAATTAACCGACCTAAACTTCCGCGTTTATGACTTTTGGGTCTGATACTCCAGCTTGGATATCTGAGACTGTTTCCATCCACACTTCAAAAGATTTGACTGGTTTCCCAGCTAATTCTCTTTTCAATGCGTGGTAAGCAAGAAAGAGCAAGTCATACATTCCAACACCTTCATCAAGTTTTGAAACGATTTTGCCTGTGCTCTTTTCCCACTTAGCCCATTCAGGCGGAGCTGCATAATAAGTTGCAACTTCGCCATCATTGTATTCAATTGTTATTGGTAATTTCATAGCTCCCGATGCTCCGATCTCTTAGCTGAAGTTTTCTGCTGGTTGTCCAATTACTGTCATTGTCCAAGTGTCAGTTAGCGCTCCTGGTGCTGCGCCTCCTGCTGTTGGAAATATTGGCAGAACTTGGAATGTAAAAGTTGCGCCAGATGCGGCTGTAAATACTGTTGAGATTGCAGTATTAGGCGCTGATTCTGCTACGCCCCAAATAATTTCAAATAGAGAGCCAGTCGCTCCCCAATCCTGCAATAGTTCAAGTGTAAAAGTCCATTGCTTATCTACGGACTTATAAGCGCGACCATCAAGGGTTTGATAAGTCTCGATAATTGTTTCGCAGCTTAAAACTGCAGAAGTAGTTTGAGCATCGAAGTTGTTACCACCAATGGTAAAACTAACATCGCGCCCAGTTATTACTGTTGTTGGCATTTAGGTCTCCTATGCGGTTTGCTCGTAGCGGACGCTCAAGCGTATGTCTGCAACCAATAAATTGGTTGTTCCTATTGTTGTTACTGACGGCCTATCGACTGTCGATAACTCATACTTGGATGCGTTTAGCGCTCCAAGAATACTAATAATTAATTGCTCTAAGTTGTCTAATGATGCGGCGTTGCTAAAATACGCAACGCAAGCAGTTATAGTGTAATTTAATTTAACGCGAATAGTTGTCTTACCTAAGACTTCAAGCTCCATATAAGGAGCATCAGGAACGCACACTACTGCTGGAACTATAGGGGACTCTGGAACTGAGTCGTAGATATTTGCGGCGCAGCCAGCCAAGGCGGTTTTGAGTTGGCCTCGGACATCTGTGGCAATTGTGCTAGGCATTATCCAACCATCGTCTCTACATCAAGGTATGGCCCTAGTAGCCCAGTTACTTTGGCAAGTAAATTCTTAGATAGGCGATAAGGGGTTACTGCAAAATCTATGCCTTCTATTGATCCGCCAGCGGCTGTTCTGGCTTGGAATATTTCGACTGAGATAGCCAGAATT